CGAGTGATGAAATTCTGAATGGCTATGGGGGCGATGTCGAGGCGGCGTTGATGAAGGATCTCACGGTCAATGGATTCGCGGTCGAGATCAAACCGCCGGACTGGATGGAGGTCGAGATCGAAAGTCAGGTGCCACATATTGGGTTGGCGTTGCGGTTCGGCGTCGTCTATCGGCATCTACGGGGCGATCCATATCAAGGGGAGTAAGGTCACCAACGGAGGAGGGAGAGCATCATGCCAAGCGGAGCAATACCAGCATACGGGACACTGTTGAAGCGGGACGACGGATCGGGGACGTTCACGACGGTGGCGGAAGTCAAGTCGATGGACGGGCCGTCATTGGAGGCGGATATCATCGACGTGACCACGCATTCCTCGGCGGCGTCGGGGGCGTGGCGCGAGAAGATCGCGAGTCTGTTGAATCCTGGGGAGGTGTCGTTCTCGATCAATCTGATCCCGGCGTCGTCGGGTCACAAGGCGCTGTTGGCGGATTTCGTGGGGCGGACGAAGCGCAACTATAAGTTTGTGTTCCCGGATATCGGGTTGACGGAGTGGCTGTTTTCCGGCGTCTTGACCAAGTTCGGGGCGAAGGCGGAGACGGATGGGGTGTTGGAAGCGGATTTGACGTTGACGTTGACGGGCGCGCCGACGTTCCCGGCATAAGCGGAGACGCGTGAGGCGGCGGAATCATTTAGCGATCAGATAAAGGGGGTGCAGCGATGGCGAGACAAGAGCAACCGATAATCAATCCGAAGGGGCTTTACCCGTTGACGTTGCCCCCACCGGCGAATTCGCTGGATTTCATTTTCACGGCGGCGGACGTGGCGAATTTCGATCAGTTCGCGCTGACGGGGCGCGAGTTGTTGTTGGTGAGTTCGACGGGATCGAATACGTTCACGCTGGAAAGCGTGGCGGATGATCTGGGGCGGTTGGGGGACATCACGACCTACGGGTTGGCGACGGGGTTGTTCTCCTGTTTCTGGTATGGGAATAAAAAGGGATGGGAACAATCCTTGAGCAAGGCGTTCCTCAAGGGGTCGGCGGCGACGGTGAAGTTCGCGGTGATCCGTATCCCCGGCTAAGGCCAAGGGAACGGGCCGTTGGACCGCGACCAACGCTAAGACGCCTTCGCGGTGGTGTCGGGAGTGGAGAGGGGCGGGCGTGCAGGCGTCCGTCCCTCGAGTGCAAGAGGACCAACCAATAGACGGAGGGCGGATCATGGGACTGAAACGCGGGGCGATACGCGACCGGGTGATGCAGGCGGATGATTTGCGGCGTGAGACGGTCGAGGTGCCGGAGTGGGGGTTGGAAGGTGGGGAGGCGTTGACGGTGCGCGGGTTGACGGGGACGGCGCGCGATGAATTCGAAGAGAGTTGTTTGTTACGCGGGAAGCCGGGTAGTCCGTCGGTGATCACGGCGCACAATCTGCGCGCGAAGTTGGTGGCGAAATGTTGCATTGATGAAGACGGGCTCCGCGTGTTCTCGGAGGAGGACGTGGAATGGTTGGGCGGGAAGTCGGCGGCGGCGTTGTCGCGCGTGTATGACGTGGCGGCGAAGTTGTCGCGGATCGGCGCCGATGAAGTTGAGGATCTCCTAAAAAACTCCGCGCGCGTCCAGAGCGAGTCTTCCAGTTCAGACTTGCCCTTGCTCTCGGACGCACCCGCACAGAACTCCTAGAGTCCATTTCGTCGGCGGAGTTGAGCGAATGGATGGCCTTCGAACACCTCGAACCGTGGGGATTCAAACCGGCGCAGATTCGGGCGGGACAGATCTGCGCGATCACGGCGAACGTGAATCGGAAGAAAGGATCGAAGGCGTTCGCGGCGGATGATTTCATGCGGATTGAGCCGCGCGGGGATGGGATGCACCGGGACGTGGAGTCGGCGCAGTCGATTCACGCGAAGGCGATGGTGATCACGGAAGTCTATAGGGCGATGGAAGCGAGTCATGGCAACAATCGGTAGCCTCATAATCAAGATCCTCGCGGATGCGCAGGGGTTGCGGTCGGAGTTGCAGAAGGCGGCGAGTTCGACGCAGCAATTCGAAAAGAGCGTGAAGGCGGCCGGGACGGTGGCGGCCACGGCGTTTTTCTCCGTGACGGCGGCGGCGACGGCCATGACGTTGGCGGCGGGGAAGCAGGCGGAGTCGATTGTGCAATTGTCCTCGGTGACGGGAATCAATACGGATAAGTTGCAAGAGTACGATGTAATGCTGAATCGCGCGGGGAAGACGGGGGATGATCTGGCGCAGGTAGTGAAGCATATTTCCACCAGTCTCGATCAGGCGCGGCAAGGCACGGGATCGGCGGCGGATCGGTTCCGGCAACTCGGGGTGGATATTCGCGGCGTGACGAGTACGGACGAATTGATTCGGCGCGTGGCGCAGGCGGCGAGTCGATTCGGGGATACCTTGCAGAAAGACGCGGCGATGTCGGATCTCCTAGGGAAGGGATACCAGACGTTTTTGCGGGTGTTCGCGGGCGGCAAAAAAGCGTTCGATGAGACGGAAGCGGCGTCGAGGAAATTGGGGCTCACCATGAGCACGTCGAATCTCGCGATCCTCACGAAGATGGACGACGCGGTGGACGATATGGGGACGGCGTTTATGCGATTCGGGCAACAGGTCGGGGTGGTGGTGGCGCCGACGATTGAGTTGCTGGCGAACATCTTTCGGGATCTGTTGGCGTGGGGATCGCACGCGATGAACGGGCTCAATCTGTTGTTGGATATTTATGCGGTGAAATTGCTGCATCTTGGGATGAAGGCGCAAGAGATCTTCGGCGTCCTCTTTTCAACGGACGTATTCTCCAAGGATGCGTGGACGCAGGCGTTGGCGAATATCGATCTGATTGCCAAAGAAGAGGAGAAGCAGATCTCGAAAGTCCGCGCGATGTGGTTGAAGGCGCGCGAACCCGCGCCGAAGGATACGCGTCCGGCAATTCCGACGATGATCGATTCCTCGCTCGTCGCGCAGCAACAGCAGGCGTTGTTGGATGCGCAACTCAAGGCGAAGGAACAGGGATTGCGGAGCGCGGAGACGATCAATCGGGCGGGGTTGGCGAACGAGGTGGCGAAGATCGACGAGCTGCGGGCGGCATATCAGATCAACGATCGGGAAATGAACACGATGAAGCAGGCGGCGATGGTCGAGGCGGACAAGATCACGGGGGCGGGGCTTGAGACGCAGTTATTCGCTTACCGGCAGTTTGCGGTGGATCGTGCGGCGACGTTCACCAGTGATCTCAAGGGGACGACGGATCGGGTCCGGTTTGAAGAAGAGGCGGCGGGGAAGATCAAGCAGATCGAGGACGATATCACGGCGCATGCGATTCAAGCGGATACGACGCGGCGTCAAGCGGGGATGCAGATCAAAGGATTCTGGCAGAAGCAGTTGGACGATATTGCGGCGAGCAACGTGTTCTCCACGGGGATCATTATCTCGGCGTGGACGGGCGGCGTGGCGAATGCGATCGTGAACGGCGGGAATTTCGCGCAGGCGGCGTGGAAGCAGACGGAGTTGGCGTTGGTGCAGGGGGCGTTGAATCTGGCGGTCCAGTGGGGGATTACGGAAGCGGCGAAGCTGGCGGCTACGAGTGGCGCGGCGGCGGGGGTGTTGGCGATTTGGGAAGGGACGGCGGCGGCGATCACGGGGACGTTTGTCACCATGACGGCGGCGGTGATGTTGTTTATGTCGGAGACGGTGATCCCGGCGCTGGTATCGATCGGGGAGGCGGTGGCGGAGTTCCTGTTCGCGCTGGGCGAAGCGGAGACGGTGACGATATTCGGGGCGGAGGTGGGGATCGCGACGATCGCGGCGGCGGCGACGGTGTTGGCGGCGGTCGGGGCGTTGGCGGCGTTCTCGTTTCGGAAGGGCGGGATCGGGGATTTCGGATCGGGACAACCGGCGATGTTGCACGGGAAAGAAGCGATTGTGCCGTTGGATGGGCGCGGGGCGAAGTTCATGCAGGAGGCGTTCGGGGATCAGGGCGGCGGGAAGGTGATCCATACGCACGTGTATCTGAATCGGCGCGAGATCGCGTCGGCGGTGAGTGAGGACACGCCGGGGGCGTTGCGATCGATGGGGGTCTTCTAATGCAGTTCGCGGCGGCGGAGGCGGGGAGCGTGGCGCTCGGGTCGATCCTGCAGGACGGGGGATCGGCGACGACGGCGGAAGATCTCGGCCCCATTATGACGGAGATCAATGGCGTCGATCTGCGCGCGGCGATCTTGATGAACTCGTTG